GGAAGCACCAAAAATGGGTATTGTTAAGATTCCTGATTATTTAGAATTTGACCAATTAAAAATTGACTTTAAAAACCAATAATGAAAAAGAAACAAATCGTTAGAGAAGCTCCAATTGATTATGGGGATAGACCTGAAAGAATGTCACCAGATATTGAAAGAACAATTCTTTCAAAAGAAACTCCATTGTCTACAAATCCAGCGTTTCCAAATATTGAACAGGGTAATTTACCTGAAACATTTGAAGAATTAGTTGCTTCTAAAAGATTTAAAGATGTTGTTGATAAAGTTAGACGTTATGTACCAAATGCTGGTGCTGACATCTCAAGAGGAAATGCTTTACAACAATTACAAAGAATGATGATGACTATGGCCATGCAATTGTTACAAAAACAAATGGCTCATAAAGAATATCTTGAAAATTTAGCAATTGATTTGGTTAGAAAAGAAATGGGTGTAAGACCAGACCAAATTAATTATATTGCAGAACTTGTAATGCCAGGTCAAATTGATATGTCTGGTTTCCAAAAACAGGGTGAAGAACCTGAAGAAGAAGAAATTGAACAAAATTTCCAAGAAAAAGAAGAAGACCTTGAAGATTTTATTTCAGCATTTGAAAGATTTGACATTGAAAAGGCAAAAAGAAGATTTATTAACGCATTAATTCAAGGTTCGTCTAAAAAAGGACATTACATGTTTGAATTAGTTAGAGATGAATTAGATAGAGTTGACCCTGACTTATTGAATTTGTACGGTGTTGTTATGTCTGTAAACGATTTATTGTATTGGGTATTACCTGATGAAATGATGGACATGATGATGAGTCAAGATGGTGTTGGTGGTAAAGAAGAAGTTGATATTCAAACTGACCCCCCAACAGTTAAAGCGACAGGTGTATTTTTTCCTATATTAATTCACGAGTTAATTAAAGGTACAATGGAAATCTTAGGTACTCAAGGACTTCCTGATGACCCAAAACAAGCCGAAATGGTCATGGCATCAACTGACAGCTTATCAAGTGAAGTTTGGGATTTAAGAATTGGTCCAGTATTATGGGAAAAATTCTTGACAGCGTATCCCGAAGAATTATTTGAAGAAGATAAAAAATTCATACAAAACTACCTCTTTGCTAGATTTTCAGCACTTTCTGCTGAAGAGTTTTTCAAATTAGCTAAAATGATTTTAAGAGGTGATGCAAAAGCAACATCAATCTTGGACAGAATGGTTAAGGAAATTGTGGCTCATTTGAATGAAGTACATAGTGATGATGACGAAGACTATGATACTGATGAAGATGGTGACACTATGGGTCCTGACGATGATGATTTGAGTGATTTAGATGATTTCTTAGGTAGTTTAGGTATTGACAGGTCCTAACACTAACCTAATATGGGTTTAACCAGAGAACAATTACTATTAGAGTATTCAAGGTGTATGAAGAATACACCATACGCTCTTAAGACGTATCTTCAGACTTATGATAATACTCAGTCAAGATACGTTCCATTAGAGTTATTTCCTGACCAAGTTAATTTGGTTGAGGACTATGAAAACTACAACGAAAATATTGCATTAAAATACCGTCAGGCAGGTGTATCTACCGTGACTGCGGCTTGGGCAAGTAAAAGACTTGTATTTGCATCAAAACAAAGACCTGAAAAGGTTTTGATTATTGCAAACAAATTGGACACTGCCGTAGAAATGGCAAACAAAATCCGTGGATTTACAGAACAATGGCCATCTTGGGTTGGTGTAAATTTTTCACCAGATAAAAACGCGGCAAGACATTTTAAATTAACAAATAATTGTGAAGTAAAGGCCGTTGCAACATCAAAGGATGCACTTCGTGGTTATAGCCCCACTATGTTGATATTTGACGAGGCTGCGTATATTGAAGCCGATGGTGATTTTTGGGCGGCCTGTATGGCTTCGTTATCTACGGGTGGTAAAGTTGTTGTTGTATCAACACCAAACGGATATGACCCAATTTATTATGAAATCTACGAACAATCCAATCGTGGAATGAACGATTTTAAAATTACAGAAATGTATTGGTATCGTGACCCACGATATACAAAAGATTTATACTTGGTTAAAACAGATGAAATCATTCATTTTTTATTAAACAGAGATGAATATACTGCCGATATGATTATTGATTTTTCAGGTCGTGACCCCTATGAAAGAAACTATGATGAGTTAAAGGCATATTTTGATTTAGGTTATAGACCGTGTTCATCTTGGTTTGAGGCGATGGTTAAAAAATTAAAATACGACAAACGTAAAGTTTCTCAGGAATTGGAATGTAATTTTTTGGGTTCGGGTGATAACGTATTTGATTCTAATTTAATTAAAAATATTACCACAAATATGATTAAAGAACCTATCAATAAAATGATGGGTGGTGGACTTTGGATATGGAAAGAACCTGAAATGGGTCATAAATATATTATGGGTGTTGACGTATCGCGTGGGGACTCTGAAGATTATTCAACATTTCAAATTTATGATTTTGATGAAAGAGACCAAGTTGCTGAATATATAGGAAAACTTCCTCCTGATATATTGGCGGAAATTGCTTACAAATGGGGTAACATGTACAATTGTTTTATTGTTGTGGATATCACGGGTGGTATGGGAGTTGCCACTGCAAGAAAACTCCAAGAATTAGGATATAAAGATTTGTATGTTGATGGTGTAGATTTTGGAAACAAATGGAAATATGACCCAAAGGCTGCTGAGAAAATTCCTGGTATTAACTTTAACAACAAAAGAGTTCAAATTATTGCGGCTCTTGAGGAGGGATTAAGACACGGATTAAAAGTTCATTCATCAAGATTGTTGAATGAAATGAATACATTTGTTTATATTAATGGAAGACCTGACCATATGAAGGGGCAACATGATGACTTAATTATGTCTTTGGCGATGGCCGTGTACGTATCAGATTCATCTTTTTCACAACTTACAAAGGTTACAGAACAAGCAAAAACTATGTTGGAGTCTTGGCAGGTTACATCATATGACCCACCAAAAGACCAGTATTTTAACCCATCAATGCCAAATATACAATATAAAACAAATATTGCATATCAAAATCAACCAACAAAAAAGGATTATCAAGACTATTTATGGGTAATTGGCGCACCAAAGCGTTGATAAAAAATACATATATATTAACTTTTTACTATGGAAGAAAAAAACCTGACGATATGGCAACGATTGTCCCAAGAACTTGGACCAAATTCATTGTTGGGTCAAGACATACCTACTTATAAGTTTGATAAAAAAGAACTATTAAGAACTACTGACAAAGAAGAATACGAAAAACAAAAACTTCAAGCCAGACAGACTTATTATATTACGAGCCAATGGGCAAAAATTGAAAATAATTTATATTCGCAAGCGGTTTATTATCAACCAACAAGATTGGCATCGTATTATGATTATGAATCAATGGAGTATACACCCGAAATTTCTGCGGCATTGGATACATACGCTGAAGAATCTACAACAGTTGATGAGAATGGATACATGTTACAAATATACTCCGATTCTCCAAGAATTAAGGCTGTATTGGGAGATTTATTTAATAACGCATTGGACATTAATACAAATTTACCAATGTGGACACGTAATACCGCAAAATATGGTGACAACTTTGTGTTTTTAAAATTGGACCCTGAAAAAGGTGTTGTTGGTTGTTTACAATTACCAAACATTGAAATTGAACGTATTGAAGTTGGTATGAAAGGTAAAGCAACTTCAGGTATGGGTGGAGCGGTTGCTTCAGGTAGCGATGCCAAAAGCCTAACATTTACTTGGAAAAACAAAAGTTTGGAATTTAATAGTTGGGAAGTTGCTCACTTTAGATTATTGGGTGATGATAGAAAATTACCATATGGTACCGCCATGTTGGAAAAAGCAAGAAGAATTTGGAAACAATTAATTCTTGCTGAAGACGCTATGTTGGTATATAGAACATCAAGAGCACCAGAAAGACGTGTATTTAAAGTGTTTGTTGGTAACATGGATGATGCAGATATTCAACCATATGTTCAAAGATTTGCTCAACAATTTAAAAAAGACCAAGTAACTGACCCACAAACAGGAAACGTAGATATGAGATTCAATCAAATGGCGGTTGACCAAGATTTCTTTGTACCTGTTAGAGACCCAGCAGCTCCAAACCCAATTGAAACTTTACCAGGAGCAACAAACTTATCAGAGATTGCCGACATTGAATATATTCAAAAGAAACTTTTAACAGCGTTGAGAATACCAAAAGCATTTTTGGGATTTGAAGAGGTTGTTGGTGATGGTAGAAATTTATCGTTACAAGATATTCGTTTTGCAAGAACAATTAATAGAATACAAAAATCTATGGTTGCAGAACTTAACAAAATTGCAATTGTTCACTTATTTTTATTGGGTTTTGAAGATGAATTAAACTCGTTCCAATTGAGTTTGACTAACCCATCTAAACAAGCTGACTTACTAACAATAGATGTTTGGAAAGAAAAAATGTTATTGTATAAAGATGCCGTTACAAAAGTTGAGGGTATTGCGCCAACATCTCAAACATGGGCTAAGAAACACATTCTTGGTTTTTCAGATGCAGACATTACACTTGATTTACAACAACAAAGAGTTGAGAAAGCGGTTGCTGCAGAAATTGAAGCAACTCCTAATGTTATAACACATACCGGGTTATTTGATAATATTGATAAACTTTATGGTAATGGTTCATCATCAGGAACAACAGCACCTCCAGCTGGTGGAGGCGGTGAATTTGGAGCTGACTTAGGTGGAGCTCCACCGGCAGGAGGTGAACTTCCACCAGCTGAAGGTGAAACTGCAATTACACCTGAATCTGTTAAAAAGAATATGAATATATTATTAGAAAGAGATAACGTTTATGGTGTTGATGAAATTGATTTGGAAAAAGGTAGACGTTCTTTAGGTATTATTGAAGAACAATTAGGAAAACTAATTGATTGATATATTTATTAATATGAAATTTGGACAATTACTTAGCAAAATTGAAGGATTAATGGTTAATTCTTATGTAAATGAAACAACAAAATTTGAGGTGAGGAACTTCAAAAAATTGGTATTGGAAAACAAAAATGTTAGTGTAATGTATTATATCTATACTGAATTGTCTAAGAAAAAAGGTTATGACAAAACTTTATCCGAGTCTTATATTAATGAATCTTTAAGACAAGTTGATAAAATTCTTCCAAAATTAAATACTCAAAAAATTGAATATTGGGCTAAAGATGTTGTTAGTAAAAATAACTACCAAGAAATTGATAATTTAATTTACAATTCTCCTGATAAAATTATGGAGAATGTTGAAAGTAGAAAGACTTTGATAAAAACTTTAAGTGAGACTACTGAAGTTAAAACTGCAATACAACTACCAATGGAAACTTTATTGAATATTGCCAATAGAGAAATTAGTTCTTACATTGAAAATTTAGATGAGGATTCTAAAAGAGACTTATCTAAAGTGTTAATGACTGAAGATACCGAATTGTCCAAAGAATTTGATGAATTAAAAACAAAAACAATTCATTCATTAAGTAATCTTAATGAATCTATGGATGAAAGTACAACAAAAAAATTACAAGAAACCATCCAACAAATTAAAGGTGAGGTGTTTTCTAAAATCAATTATGTAAAATTATACAATTTGTATAATAATATTAATTAATCTTTAGGTTTTTGTGATTCAACGTATTGAGCCTTT